TCAGGCATGCCTGAACTCATTCTAGTTGTAAAAGCTCCAGTAGACGTATTTTTGGTTGCCACTTGGAAACCTTTTTCCGAACGTACCGGGCCGTTAAACGTTGTTGTTGCCATTTTATATTCCTCCTAGAATACATAAATGTAGTCCCTAGGGATGTCGACTATATGCGTCTACATTTATTTTGTTTTTTTTATATATAGTGTTGCAAGAATACAACAAATTTATATGAAGTGCAAGAGAGCCTGTAAAGAAA